CTACTTTGTGCCATCTCTTGTTTGTGAATCTGTATCATCTGAATCTGCCTGTGAAAAAGAGTCTTTGGCACTTGGGGAGAAGTTACCGGGGAGTTCCCCGGTTCCTCCCTTGCCCTTGAGCACTTCAATAGCCTGCCGGATCACAGGCGGGATCGGCGCTCCCAATTTGCCCCCATTTTCAATTATAGACAATAACTCATTTGCGATATAAAAAAAGGCGACCGCATCCCTGAACAAATGTCCGTCTCCCAGAACACCGTCCACCAGATGTGCCACCGATACCATTGCAAATATAAATACCTTTCGGGCGATGCCGAACATGCCGACATTACTCTCCAGCTTGCCAGTCATCCCTGCCGCTGCGATACCGGTTAGGTAATCTAAGATGACGAATACGAGCAATACGCCGAGTACGCCTGACCAGCCTCCGAAGAAGTATGTTACTGAGCTGCTCATGAGCGCAATTCCCCATTTCCATAGGGTGTCCCATCGTTCCATGGTTTCACCTCCTTTGGTTTTTAAGAATAACATCTGATCCAAAAGGCATTTAAAAAGCTCCGCTTTTGGACATGCTACTTAATTCATATGAATTCATATGAACTTGAGTTATATCCACCCTTTTTCCACGTTCCAACATTATCTTACTATATATCTATGTGTAACTTTTAAACTCCGAAAATGTAGTAATTAACACCATTATTGGTTTTATAACCGTTGTAAGAAACCATATAAGTTACGTCATTTTCCCCGAATGAAATATGCTCTGGATATACTGTTACGCTCCCATAATACCCACTACCCGTTAATGAAGAAAAATGCCTCGCGTTTCCGCCCTCATCCAAATAGGCTCCTATTGTTCCGCCTACTGTTACATAGTCTGTAGACCCAGTAGTACCATCGGATTTATAACCGGACACACTAAGAATTATTAAATACGGTTTGAAAGGAAGATTCGATATTGTATTGTTACTGCTAGAAGAAAAGCCGGATTGCATCTTTACTTCTTTTATAGGACCATCCAACCCGTAATTATCCAATAAGTAACTATCAATTAATGGCATCTATTGTCCCCACCCTTCGAATACTATCCCGCAAGAAACAGAAGAACTTAAACTTGCAAAACCAGAAATTGAATTCGATTTAGCTAAAAATGCGTATAAGGGAACAATTAATGTATCTTTAGACTTAATCTTAAAAGCATCCATAAGTCTATTAGAACCAATGTCCAAGGTTACAGAAACATCATTTGCAGAAAAATTGGCTAAAATAATTTTCCTTACCATATAATCTGAACCTACATTTACAAATGAGCTAAGAGTTGTAGCTAAGGAAGTAAGATTTGATTTAAAATAAGGATATACTCCATCGTACGTAAAATCACGCTCAAACCCAACTAATGTAATCGACACAGTATTAGCTATTGTGGTCGATACCTGTATCGTTTCTCCTTGAATAATAGGGATGTCCAAATCATTAATCACCAAGGTATCCTTTGCTTTTATAACATGATCATATATAACGTTTATTCCTCCTATGATCAATTTAACCGCACAACTGCTAGTTGATTTATTACAAATAAATACAGACTTTACAACTGAGAACTTTTTATCTGGAACAGTATAAACGGTAGAAGTCGAAGTAGTTGAAATCGTTGCAGAATAAAGATTCTTAATTACATCCGCCATTATACGATCGGCCTCCATATATTTGATTTCTGTATATTCATTAATAAAAATTTGTCATTAGCATCTTGGTTCCATGCCTCTCCATCTTTTCCGGCTGTAAACATGAGTCTTCTAACTTGTCTTGTTGCAGCAGGCAAGCCATATCCTAATGAAATAGATACGTTGTAAGTTACTCCGGATTTAGCTGTAAATGTCAGCGACTTGCGATGCCACTCGGTTGTTGCATCACATTTAATAGTAGCTACAAGTGATCCGCCACTATTGTCAATATTTTGGGTGTGCAGATTTACGTTAATTTCGCTTGACACACCTGCGCTGTTTAACATATCAACACTTAGCGTATAGGTTTTCCCTGCTTCCAATTTTGTTGGGAGTGGGTCGGAAACCATTAATGTCGATTTAGTTGTTGATGTGCTACCATTAAAGACAAATGAAGATGGCCCTTCCGGTGCTCCATTTCCGATTCTAAAAGGTGCATAAGGATCAAAATTCCACCACCCCATAAATCCTAGTTCTCCCGAACTGTTTGGTAAAAGGTTGGAAGGACGATTTTTGCTAATTGCGCCTTGTCTTACATCATTGAGCGCTTTTTCTGTGATTGCAACCGTCTCAGAAGTCCCACCCACCTCATTCGACAACTGCACCTTACCCTTCTGGGTCAAAGACGCATCGGGAACATTTATCTCACCTACGGCTTTACGAAGTTCCTCCAACTCTTCCTTCGTTGCTACACCTTCATCAACCTTCTCCCAGTTCTGATCCAGATATTTATCCAGATCAAAATAGGTTGTCGATGGCGAAGAACGGTCAATCTTATTCAATCCAAGATTCGGTGTTTTTGGTTCATTCATTTAAGCCCCACCTCCTGCAAATTTATCCTGCCGGGTCTGTTCAATCTCATCCAGCGTCATGCTTTCAACTTCCGTAATCGTTAAATACCGCAGACGGTACTCCACGGTCATATGGGCTGGTTTAATATCCTCAATCGCTGCCTTCAAATCGTCCAGATTGGGCGGCAAGCCCCATGTGTCGATGAAGCGAATTCGGATCAAGTATTTCTCGGGCGAAACGGATACATCAATCCCGCCACTTTCGTAGGCCTGCGCCACGTTTTTGAGCATGGAGCCTGAGACTTTGCCACTGCCACGCATTTTGGAAATGATCACGGATCTACGCTGGTCGTCCGGTTTTGCTTGATTTGTCGGGATTTGCAAATCCCGCTCATACCGCTCCAGTGCCCAGGTCGCAGACTCCGGGTAGAATTGATCCAGCACACTTTCAAAACTCACCGTAAGCTTGTCCAGCTCAACACCTTCGGTCTTTGTAAGGAGCTGCATCTCCAGCACATTCTCATACAACGGGGGCAACAGAGTCATTAATACCTCTGCTTTGCTCATGTCACCTTCACCGTCCCAAGAACAGCTACTGCGCCGGGGGCGATCTCCAGATTGGACATACCACCATTCACCAGCAGATCGCTATAATCAATCACGGGCGGAATATCCAGAATGACATTGGCAATACGTGTCCAACGAACCAACGGATCGGCAAAAGCCAATTCTTTCAGGTACGCTGTAACCCCCGTTTCAATCAGTGTCTTCACGCCCTCGTACGTTGAACCAGAAGCAAGCGTAACCTGTACCTCCACATCGATGGGTATTTCTTCCGCCCCCACCACCGTGACCACAGGTCCGATTGGAGCTGCTCCTTCTCCCATTCCATCCTGGGTTGGATCGATATATTCCTGCACCGCCTCAATGACCGCCTCAGCAGGTGTTTGCATTTCATTATTCAGCAATGCCACTTTGACTGTACCTAGACCATCCCACAGTGGAAAAGCCTTTGCTTTGCCAACACCGGAGTTTTCCCGTGCCCATAGCTCATACTGATATTTGTTGGCACTCGTAATCGGTCGGGAAACTTTGTCCTGATAGCGGTCATATAAGGCTTGGTCCGTTTCCTCGTCTTCTCCAGGAACCAGCAACTGCGTCAATTCAGCTGTGGTCAGGCCGGCAATATAATCGATAGGCAGTAGCGCCCCTGAATATTCATTGCCTAAAGCTCCCGCGACTTCACTCTCCAACGTATATTGACCCGCCGCTATTCGTTCCACAGTCAGGTACACCCGATCTCCTGTGGAAAAACGACTCTCCAAAGGAACCTCCACGGCTTTACCTCCGTTATCTCGGAAGCTACCGAGCCAGCGTGCCCGAGTTGCCCCTTTACGAGTGATGCCTGACCAGGCCACCGCCCGATCCAGATACTCTCCAGAAGCTGTATCTGCAAACTTCAGATTGGCGTTCACATCCAGCTCGATATACATCTGGGCCATTTCCACAGCCGCTGGCGCAAGCGCATCATAGATAATGCTGCCTTCACGTTTATCCACACCATCTGGTACCCTATCCAGCATTCGGTTTAAAATAACTTCATACGTCTGCTCTTCATACATCCATGTTCACCTCCGTCTCTTCCCTGAAGCTGCCAAAATCTGTTTCCACGGTAAAAGACACCCGCACTCCATCAGCTTCGTGGACAAAATCGAACTCGGTTACATCCGAAATGCGATCATCCGGAAGCAATGCTTCGCGAATCCAGCGTTCCAGTTCCGATTCAACCATGGATCTCCCGGCCATTCCTTCCCAGGACCATTCCATGCCGTAATCCGAAGAGTAGATTAGATGCTCGTAGCGGCGTGTGGACAACGCTTTATACACCGCCTGTTTTACCGCATCTTTTCCATCCAGTTGTAACCTTCCAATTCGCTGTCCCGAAGCTTGAAACACATACGTCAGACTTGGAAGCACAGCAGCTTCTTCCTGATCTTCTGCACTTATCTGCGCACCCTGTGGAATCATGGATTCACCAGCCGATCCAGCACGACAAAGCTGTCTCCGCCTTGAACACGTAACAACAAGACATGGTCACCCAATATCCAAGCTTTGCTCGCTACAGATTCAGGCAGCACCAAAAAAGGCTCAGACAAAGCCAGCCGTTGTTCAACGGTAATTTCAAGGGGCTGTGTATTCGTAACCGTGCCATACATCACCTGAACAGGAGCTTTGGCATCCACGGCGGCCACCGCCGCCTTTTTAATCACGTCCAGCATCATAAATCCTTACACCACCTTCAAATCTAGTGACATCGTGTGCACGCCGCCTTGTACCTTATGCGTACATTCGTCTACCAGAAAATATTGATTTATCTTGAGTTCATCGATTTGGATGTTGACAAAACTGCCTGCCCTTACCTTGAAATCGCCAAGCGCATCCACTTTCAACGTTTGCGTCTCGCGGTTACGGAGCGTCATCAGGGTTTTCAGCATGGCATCAATCTGGCCTTCGTTCAGACCATCGTCCGCTTTTTGGTACAAAAAAAGCAGCCCCCATTGACGGATGCTGCCTGAATCCTGATGCACAAACGTTTCTCTTTTCCCCGTATCCTTGTTGTCCCGATACAGCTTGATCTTGTTATACGTCTGGTCGTCAATCGACCTAGTGTAACTGTAATCCGTGAGCAGACTGTTATCCCCAATGACAAATCCATAAGGCATCTCTTCCACATCCCGAAGCACAAGCTTGCCGAAATCATCGTAGAAGATGTAGTTTTTGCCGCCATAGATCAACGTTCGGTCGAGCGCCTCACAGATCATGTCAATCAGCTTTTTGTTATCAAACAACATACGAGGAATGACATATTTCGGCTGAATCAGCTCGCCTACTTTCAACTGAAAGTCGGTAGCAATTCGTTTGATCACATCCGTAGCGGTTGCGTTAACGAACTTATACGTCTGATTCGCGGTCAGATATCGAGTTTGGTCGTAGGCTTTGATTTTGACACTTTCGTCCTTGCCGCTATCCACCGAAAAGATATATCCATAAAATATGCCTACCTCGTTGCTGGTATATTTCACGACATATCCATTCTCATATGTGAAATTCTTATTCTGGTACAGACTGCCCTTGATCAACGTGAATTCCAGAGAGGAAGGCTTGCCGATACGGGAGGTTTTGTACGTAATATCGCCAGCAATTTCGCTAATGTCCCAGATGTTGCCCTGCTTGTCATCCAGCAATAACCGTTCCTTCATGTTTGCCAGCTTATCGTCCAGCCTGATCTGCTCTTGCATATTCCCTCTCCTTTCACGGAAGCTTGATCACAAGTCCAATCGGCAACTTCTTCAGTTCTGCATCTTTGATGCCATTCAGCTTCTGCAGCTCTTTCCAGCGAGATCCATCTCCCAGATGGGCTTTAGCTACAGACCACAAGGAGTCTCCTGCTTTAAGTGTGACGGTCTTCGGCTGAATTTTTTCATTGGGCCGGGAGGCTTTGGTTTTTGTTTTTGAAGCAGCAGTATCCTTACTGTCCTTGAGTGGCACTACTTTTTTGGCGGCATAAAAGATAAACTGCTTCAGCTTGATATCATACTGGATATCGCCCACCGTACCCGCTGTCTCCTTCCAGTCGAAGCTCTCAATGGAAACAGCCATATTAATGGTGTACCTTGCACTGGAAAAGAAAAGCCTGACGGGTCTGCCCGTTTGCATCCAACGGATGATCTTTTTCACATATTCATACGGATCACGGTAAAACTGTTTCTGTACTGCCGGATGTCTTGCATCGTAGTTCAGATGATACGGGCTGTAGTCTGCCGGAAAAATCCCGCTGAAACTGACTTCACGCAGCTTCGGCGACTTAATCACGTTAATGTCACCCAAAGCGCTAACGTTAAACGTGCTACCGTCTCCTGAATCCGAAAACTCAATGCTCTCTGGTGTCACCGGGAAAAACATGTATTCGGAGCGGTTATTGAAGCTTAGTTGAATATAATATTCCACTTATCCATACACCCCCTGGGCACTGGAGACGATCTGACTGTTCAGTCCATCGGTGATTTTGCTGATGATGCTGTCCACATCATGCCCGCTGTTGATATCACCCGTGGTGACCTGAACAGTTGGCGTCAGACTGACAAATCGCTGAATAGCCTGCATCTCTGCAAGCTCACGCATCAGTTTCAGATCCTCGCTCGTCACATCCACTGTGCCGTCCACGTCACCGATCTTGTCCACCTGTCCGATATTATTGATTTTGTTGATGTTACTCATATTGTTGTTGGGAACGACCGTGGGAGCAGGTGCTGTTGGCATCGATGGCATGGAAGGTGTTTTGGGAGCAGAGCCACCGAAATTCCCGGGTAATCCTTTTTCCTTGGAATCCGCATTCGAGGTTGAAGAGAACCCAGAAATCAAATCCTCCGCAACCTTCTGACCATCTTCAAAAGCTTTAGGATTGTATTCTCCGTCCATTTTGAAAAATGTCTTCACATCTTTATCACTGGTAGGAACCCAGGATTCCAGACTATTCTTCCATTCCTTTATTTGCTTGCCACCTAAATTAATATCTGAATTTTGAAACAAACCAATATTGAAACCAAAGGTTTTATTAACAAGTTTGATCAGACTGTTAAGTCCGCCATTAATTCGTTCCAGGGCATCTTCAATTACAGTTACTACGTTATAGAATATATCAAGTATGAAAATACCCATGTCTTTAAATAATTTCTGTACGGCATATACTGGATCTATGAAAAAGTTAACAATCGCCTCCCCTAGCGAAGCAAACAGGTTCCACACTGTGGCCACAACTACTCTTACAATTTCCCCAAGCATCATAAATGAACCAATAATAACTCCCAGGATCTGTGTACCTGACATCCCCATCATGTTTAGAATTCCAATGACTGCCGCAATTGCAGCAATTGCAAGGAGAATCGGCCAATTCAACAATAACCATGCAGCAACGAGACTATATACTTGTGCGATGACCAGTGCTAGTACAACAATCGCCAATGCCATCAGGATAGGCTGAATGATATCCCAGTTCTGCTGAATCACGGCTGCGATGTATAAAATACCGTTTACCAGCATCGTCAACGCGTTTGCCGCAACCGTAAATGCATTGCTAATCCATTCAATAATGCCAGTGAATTCTCCATTGGCAAAAGCCTCATTCAATCGATCCAGCAGAGGTGTTAAGGCAACCAGGGCTGCTTGTCCGATCTGGCCAAGAACTCCGTTGAACTGATTCACGAGCATGTTCCACTTCTGTAGTGGTGAGTCAAGCATGTTGTCAAAAGCTTGTTGGGTATATCCTTGTTTTTGTAGAATGACATCAAGCTTTTGTATAAAAGCATCCAGATTGGATGAATCGATGGTTTGTTGAAGACCTGCCCCATTCAAAATCTCTTCTGGAATATTAAAAGAATTTGCTAGTTCACCGTTATCACCATTCATTGCAGCCACCAAGGCACCGGATGCATCCGAGATACTTTTTCCATCTGGAGAAAGCATACTCAACCGTTTAGTCATATCTCTCAGTTGGTCAACCTGATCCGTATTCTGTGCATAGGGGATGAGTGATAGTGCACCTTTCAAAGCATCCGTAACATTCTGTCCGCTCTTGAAAGCTTCTGCACGGTATCGATTAAATATCGTCTCTCCCTGAGTATTATCACCAGTAGCAGCCATATATCGCTGCTTTAAATCCTCCTCCTGCGCCGCTGGAACAAGAACAGCTTGTCCTGCTGATTTGATCATGCTGATCCAGGCTCTCACACGCCCGGCCCCTTCTGCAAAGGCTGCATTTACCTTAGCCTGTTCTTCTGACACACCTCGGAGTAAATTGCCTGCCAACTGGATTCGACTCAGATTTCCAGGATTGAAAATCGAATTGATCGTTGCAGGCAGATTTTGAAATTGCTGAACCATCTTGTTTGACATCAGATACAATCTTGCAAACATGGCATACATTCATTTCTCCCTCCTTTCCCTTTTATTTTTTCCGGGCGCGGCTCTTGGACCGCTCTTTCTTCTCTTCCTCTACCCGGATGGAGATCATGGCATAGATGGCCGCTCGTTCTCGCATGGAGAAGGCCATTAGCTCATGCGGCAAAATGTTTAATTCATGGAGAGCGTAATAAGCCAGATTGGCTTCGGAATCGCCCTCTTTAATTAGTTTTTTACGTCATCCACCAGTTCGTTCATGTCCTGATTGAAGCCATTCAGCTTCTGGACCTGTTCTCCCAGTGAAGCAAATTCGCCAGGCAACAGCATTTTCCGCAAAAGCGATTCCGCCCCCATCACACCATACGAGCGCTGAAGTTCAGCATTTTTCAGATCAGGATAGACCACGCTGGCGCTCATCAGGCGAGCCATGTAATCATTGGCATCAATGTCAGGTGTGTATACACCGTTCTTGCCCTTGATTTTGCGAGTAGCCGCCTTGCGACATTCCTGGTTCTCGTCTTCGGTCATGCTGCGTAGCTTCCATGCAACCGGTTCGCCTTTCTCATCCTTGAAACGGGAAGATACGATGAATTCCTCATTTGTATCCGCCACTGCATTTTGCGCAAAAAACATACTCAATCCGCTCATGTATTATTCCTCCTCTAAAGTAAAGCTCCCCACCGCATGAAGCGGCGAGGAACAAATTTTTGACACGCCAAATAGCCCGTAACACAGGCAAGTTGAACAGGTTTATTTTACAAACCCGCTTACAAAGTCAAACTCGTTATAGTTTATGGTTCATATGTCCGCGACTTCTATATTACTTCGGCAGATTAAACGATACAGGCATATCGACATCTTCAAAAGTAAAGCTCACTTCTTCCTCCAACGCCTCGGCCTCGGTATCCAGGGATGCCATGATCACACTGTCAAGATTGACGCCTTTGAGGGTCACGGTCTGTTTGCCAATGGTAGACGAAGGATCTTCGTTGGTCACTTCAATGTCGAAGTACGTGTCGACACCATTTTGCATGTACTGAAGCATCAGCTCGCGGAAACGGGATGTGGTATAAAAGATCGTCATAGAACCTGAGCCAGACCACCCCGTTGCTTTATGCTGGACACCGCGGCGGCCAAGGGTTTTGACCTCTGCTTTTTGCTTTTCCACGGTTGCTTCAAGTGTCTTCACATAGAACATTTCTTCCGTCTGTCCGTTAATCGTTGCATATGCGCGGCCTTCCTGGCCGGAGATTGTGTCGCTTGCTTTCAAAAATGCCATCTTAAACCACCTTCACTTTCATGTATACTTTTTCAACGGAATCTACTGGTTGGACCTGAATTTCGATCAGAATGCTGTCGGTTTCATTTCCCGGAGTAACTGTAATATCTGTTTTCGAATCAAAATTTTGAATCGCCCCGATATCCTGAAGCTGCTTCAGGTAGGTGACACATTGGGAACGGAACAGGCTGCGCCCATCTTCGTTGTTGTTCACTTTACCGATGTAATAGGATTCGAAAATCCGTTTCATGTCATTGGCAATACCATCAAGTACACGAACAACACGGTTTTTGGCAAAATGACGTGCCTTATCCGGTGTAATGGAACGGAACGTATTCACATCCTGCTCAACCACTGCGCGGTTGCTGCTCGCCGTAAAAACAAATTCGCCATTACGCAATGCCGCTTCCGTCTCGGTATGTGTCAATCGCCCATTCACATCCACGGCATCGTCATAGGCACGGAACGTCAGAGACTCATTCAGGTTAGCCCCCGCTGTTGCACCGGTAGTCCATGCTACGGTTTGTTTGGGCGTAAGAACGGTACCGTCTGTGAGCACAACGCCGTTTTTAACACTGATGACCCCTTCGTGATCTGCAGCCGGATAATCCGATAACACCAGTTGTACCTTCTTGCCCTCGGTGTCGCGCAAACGCTTGATGTACGCAGTGTAGACCGATTTCAATGTGGCGTCGTCCGAGATCAGACCGACGGTGTTGAAATCCAGTACTTCCAGCTTGGTCAAGAAATCGGCATGCTCCTGGTTGGTTGCTGTACCATCCAATCCACCTGTTAGTGGAAGTGAAGCTGTAGCTGTGAGTGCACCTTCACCAGTAAATGTAACGTATGGGTTGGATTCGAGCGCTTGGATGGTAGACCCTGTTTGTTTGTCTACTTCTTTACCTGCAAGCAGAGTTGAAACATCAAATTGGTCCGGGTCATTGATATTGGTGGAGATTACAACGGCCAGGTCATTACCGCGCACGCCGCCATGTTGAGCAGTTACTGTCAGTTTATCCAGTGTTGCCTTGGCTTTTGTACCCGCATTGAGACGATAAAGGAGCACAGTTTGCGCCCGTTTCAATGCCTCACGAATAAGCAGTAGTTGAGGTGCTGTCCAGTCAAAGCCCAGTTTGGCTTGTACATCTTCACCTGCTTGTACCGTCAGGATTGTGGCCGCTTGTCCCCATGACAATGGAAGTGCCAAAGCCACCGTTCCCCGCTCACCAACCGTACCCGGCAATGAGCCCTCTGATGCAAAATTCATATATACGCCGGGGCGTACCTTGTTTTGTGTCGTCCATGTTCCTCCAGCCATTATTGTGCCTCCCCATTCATAAATTGTTGGATGTATTGCTGTGCTTCTTCCATTGTGTATGTTTCTTGTTCCAGCAGCACCGCTGCCAGAATGTCTTTCTCCATTCGGCTCAATTGCCGGGATTCGGCGAACTGTGCTTTGCTGTATTTCGAGTTGATTTTCTGTTTGGTGCCCAAGTTTTTAGGGTCCAGTTCCTTTTTCGTAAACATTGCCAATGCGCCTCCTATTCCTTTCATGTATATCCCCTCATTAAGTTAGTAATTCGTTAGCGGGCTTTAAGTGCAGTAGGTCGCTGTTCCAGTTGTTGCATGGTAGTGGTGGACTCCGACACCTTGGTGGTTCGCATCGTGTAATACACCAGCAGCTTGGGTATCTGCCCCCAAGTTTTCCATCGTAATTCGGTAGCACGATACGGCGTCCCTTCTACTTCAATGGTCTCCAGTGCTTCGAAGAGCCTGTCCGGTAAAGTGTCTGGAATGTTGCTTGCATCGAGCCAGCGAATTTCGAAAGTATGGAACTGCACAAAGCGATCACTGCGTTCCCGGGTAAGTTTAGCAGACAACAAGCGGTAGGTAAGCCCTTGGGTGTCTGGAGCAGGTGTATTGCCGCCATTTGCTAGGTGGACCGGGATGTGTGGGAAATGCTGTGTGAGCGTGTTTGCGATGGTTGTAGTTAGTTGGTTTGTGGTCATGGTTCACCTCCTTTTATGTTTTATAATCCATAAACACTCCAACCTACGGTAATATATTTTGGATTATACCCTACTTCATCCGTTATACTAATTCTTAATGTGCGACTTGTAGTATTCCAACCTACAGAGATAGAGAAAGAAAATTTTGCACCAGAACCTCCCCAAAGTCCCTCAGAGCTAATCCAGCTTGATGGAAAAGTATTGGTTCTTGAATCAAATTTTAGAGAAGCTCCTGCTTTAAAACTTCCAGAATCATAACTATTTGAATTTCTATACGATGTTTCAAGATTCACTGTGACAATCCTAGGAACGAAATCTAAAAGAGTGCTAGTAACTTCCTTACCGTTGTATCCTTGTTCATTATTAACAGCTATGCCTGTGTTACCACTTATATTTTTTAAATCACTTGATATCTGAGATATTTTTGTAGTCAAACTACCAAATGTTTCGCTGCCTGATGCTGCTACTCCCTTGCCAGTGATAGCGGCTGCGATTGCTTTTTTTCCATCACTGACAGATTGAAAAACATCAAGGCTCCAAGGTTGCCAAATATTATTTTCCCTCGTCCTCTGGTAAAGAGTCTGAGTACCACCGTTAAGCCGACTTGCCCTTTGAATTACATAACCCAGTCCATTTGAATGACACTGTACGTCAATGTACCACCATTCATCTACATTCGCTGGGATTGGAGCATTAGTTAAACTATTTCCGTTATATTGACCATTGGCCACCAATGAGTTAAGGTCAGTACCGGAAATCAACTGACTTTTACCATCGTCAGCCGTAAGTTTATGTTTCTGCCATGTCTTTGTATCAATATAGGATTTAGCATTTGCTGTCGCATCTGTAGTAGCTACATTAATAGCCGCCACCCTCGCATCCCTAACCGCCTTCTCCGTCGCTGCCACTGTCTCGGACGTGCCATCCGTCTTACTAGACAACTGCACCTTCCCTTTCTGCGTCAAAGACGCATCGGGAATGTCCATCTTGCTCACCGCTTCACGAAGCGCATCCAAATCTGCCTGCGTCGCAACGCCTGCATCAATTTTTTCAAAAATCCCATTAATACTCTCCCGGGTAACGTTCTCGTTTCCTAAGGGCAGAGGCAATTTCAGTCGATTCGTTTCTTTTGGCATTACGCCCACACCTCCAGTTCATTCCACGTCAAGGACGCGGCGTCCAGTTCATCCCAGGTCACCTGTTTTTTATCCAAATCGTCCCAGATCAGATAGCGATACTCATACTCTACGGCCATGTGGGCCGGTTTTAGTTCATCAATCGCGCGTTTGAGATCGTCAATATTGGGCGGGATGCCCATCGTATCCACAAAGCTCACCGTAAAGCTCCACTCTTCCGGCTGAAAGGTTACATCTACTTTGCCTCCAGCGTACGCCTCAGCGACATTCGCAACCAATCTCCCTGAAAACTTTCCGGCGCCACGCAGCTTCGCTTCGACCACCGCACGCCGCTGATCCACAGGTTTGAGACGATCCGTCTCAATGCCAAGCTCCTGCTCCCAGAAATCCAAGCCCCACGTTGCCGTGCGGACAAAGAACTGATCCAATGTCTCATCCAGCGCCTGATACAGCAGATCCATCTCGGTTCCTTTGGACTGCATATCGGCCTGCATCACGCGGGAAGTCTCATAATAGCTTGGCAAATACGAGAACAGCTCCCGCCCTTTCTCACTCGTCAGTCCAACATGTACAACAGAAGGTGCACTCATGACCTGCATCCTCCTTTCCTTTCACATCAACGTAAACAGCTTCGCTCAAATGCTCCGTTCCCGAGCGGCGCACCGCATGACCCAAGCACTCTTCGTGCCCGCTACTCTCTTCATTTCCAGTTGAACCGGATGCAGCATAGTCAGAACATTCCCGATGTCCCATACTGCCTTTATTGCCGCATTCACGAATAGCATCATCATCTATCATCTGGCCCTGCACGCTACTCATGCACATCCACCGTCCCCAGCACCGCCACCTGACTCGCCGTCATCTCAATATTCTGATCGCTCACACCATTCACGGTCAGCTCCGAATAGTCGATAATCGGCGGAATGTCCAGCAGGATCGCGGCAATCCGGGTGTAGCGTACAAGTGGATCGGCAAATGCCAACTGCTTCAGATACGCAGTCACCCCGCGTTCGATCAATGCCCGCACATCAGCGAGTGTCGCATCACTTGCCAGCGTCAGCTTCACCTGAATGTTCATCGGCACTTCCTCTGCCGGCATGACAGTCACCACGGGGCCAGCTGGTGCAACGCCTTCACCCTGTCCATCCTGCGTTGGGTCAACGTACTTCTGTACCGCCGCCACCAGATCGGTTCCCGCGGCACGTTTGTCCGTATCCAGCAAATACAATCCCACCGTGCCCGGGCCTTTCCATAGCGGTATTACACGAGTTGCACCAACACCTGGCACCTCACTGGCCCATTGCACATATTGCGATTTGTTGCCGCTTGTCCCTTGGTTGCGGACTTTGGCATAAAAACGTTCCAGTAGCGCCGTATCTGCCTCGATATCCGCACCGCCCTTAATCACCTCAACGTTGGTTACTGAGGTAACGCCACTCACTGGTGTGGACAGCACGGTCACGGTGCCCGCAGGCACATTGCTTTCTTTTCCAGCAACGAGCGCCCGCACGCCAACACTACCCAGACCATCTTCTCCCAACTCCACACGACCAACGGTTTCATATTCGAGCGAAGCCTCACCGGAGATTTCATCTGCCAACGTAGCCACAACCGTACCCGCAGGAATCACCTTGCCCGGCGTACCCGCAAATTTAACCGTACCTTGTGCTGCCACCGCAGCCCGCCGAGTAAGGCCATGCTCCCCCGCCCGCAAATCCAGCTCCTCCGAACGAAAATTCGGATCACTGCTCGCCGCCGTACTCGCAAACCCGCGCCGCAGTAATTCCTGGGCCCACAAAGCCGCCTCAGACAGCATAAACGCAACCGGAGCCTCAGCATCCCACAAGAACGAACCCTCCGACTTATCCAGATCCGCGGGCAGACGATCCAGCATACGCTGCAAAATCTGTTCCTCCGTCTGGTCCTCCAAATAACGCGGAATCTCAGCCATCCCGTCAGATCACCTCACTTTCCAAAATAAACATCTCTTCCTGCACACTCGCCACCCGGCACGAGAACATGCACTGCTCCCGATTCCAATCGAACGTAAATTGGTCCACCAAATCCGTGCGTGGATCAGCCTGCAGCGTCTCCGTAACCATCCGGGTTATCTCACTTTCCATCACACCCCGGCTGTCCCCCTGACCAACCAACTCATCCAACTCCGAGCCATAGTTTCGGGAGTAGATCACATGTCTGTACCGCGGCGTCTTCACTGCTTTGATACACCACTGTACCCAGGCTTCATGCGCACCCGCCGCAGCGACTTTGCCACTTGGGGTCAGCACAAAATCCCCCGCATCGTAATCGAATCGCCAGCTCCGTCCAAACCTCACCTCTTCCGAAGCCACCCCCGATAGATCTTCCTCATCTCCCCATACCACACCCGTTTCCGGGAACAAACTAGGCATTCGCACTCACCACCTTACACAGCACCACAATGTCGTTACCGCCATTCACCCGCATCGCCAGTACACGGTCACCGGCCTTCAATCCTTTACCAAGTGACCACACCGCTTCTTCCACTTCCCCTTTTTGCAAAAGAAACCGTCCCGTGCCCGTCGTTCCGCCGTTTGCCACGTCAGGTATACCGGAAATCTCGCCAGCAGCCTCGCGCTCCGGCAACCCAAGCGTGCCCGGCAGCTCGGCCACGAGATAATCCTGCACTTCGTGCTTGAAATCATCCAGCTTCACACCTGATGAAGTCATCGTACCCAGTACTGCTCCCAGACCGCTCACGGCCTGACGAGTATGGGTACTCATCGCACCCCGCATGACCTCGGCAAAATGCCCATACGGATCATCTTTATTCAAGGTAAAACCTCCTTTTCACCAGCTCGGCTGTCCCCAGTTCCAATGTCATTGTTCCAGGTCCGGCAGACAGATCACGGCTGACCGACATGACGATCAGTTTCAGCCCTTTGAGCAGCACCGCGTCTCCGGCACGAATCGTATTCACATCCGGTGCGGTTACGGTAAAGGTCTCCTGAATACCCGTCAGACGGCTTTTCGCCAACTTCTTGGCCGCAGTCGCTGTTTTCACCTGATCGTCCTCTATCAGCTTTTGCAGTGTGCCCAGTTCGGCTACACCATCCTGCTCAATCGCGAGCACTTTGGAAGGAACTTCTTTGCCACTGCTGGACTCCGAGGCCGCCATCACTTTAACTCTGGTGACCGCGCCTTCGAGCGTACGCATCTGGGTCAGATCAATCAGCCGATCCAACTCATGCACTTTCGCATTGCTGCCCACCTTGAACAGCTGCAGCCCGCCGGGCGTCATCCGCGGATGATACATATCTCCACCAGACTTCACCGTTTCCTTCAGATCGGCAAACATCATCGAAAAAATCGTCTGCGACCGATACACCGCTTTGCTCAGCTTCGTTTTGGTATCCGATAGAGCGGCGTATGGGATTTTCCATTCCTTAGCATACGTTTTGAGTCGCTGCGTGGCAGTCTGGTCTTTCGGCAGCAAGAACTCATCCTCTGATTTTTCCAGATAAATCATCCGGTCGTAGACGGTCAGGGACAGTCGCTTGGTACCGCTGTTGGAGCTTTCCACTTCCCAGATGACCGCAGGATGCAGCAAGTGAACCATTGATTTTTCACCAAAAGGAATCCCGCTGATCCGCACCGCCATACCCGGTGAGATCGCAGGCAGACCCGAAGAAGCAGACACCGTCAACCGGATGTTGGCCTGATACGCAATCTGGTCGAGCGAGTCCTTCAGCGTAATCGTCTCCACCAATTTGGTGATGTCATATTTGTCGTCCACAATGACCTTGTAGGTCATGGCATCACCAGCTTTTGTCCGGGCTTGATCCGGTTCGGATCACTGCCGATGGTCTTCACATTGAGCTTATAAATCTCGTTCCATTTGGAACTGCTGCCCAGCTCAAGCTTTGCTATTTTGGACAGGGAATCGCCAGATTTGACGGTGTAGGTCTTGCTGCTCGTTTTCAGATCAGTACGGGAACCAGACTTGCTCGCAGATGTAGCCGCGCCAACCTTCTCCACTTTGGAATCCCGCCACGTTCGCAGCGTAATGTCAAAGTAAATATCCCCGCTCTCACCGCCCCGAAAGGTCGTATTGTGCGAGATCAGATACACCGGCACGTTCACCCCCGTGTTGGTAATGATGAAGCGCAGCGGCTTTTTCGATACAAGAAACGTATTTAGCATATTCATCGCTACACGCGGATCAGGCAAAGGCTCGTACATGCAATAGGACGCATCATATTCTTTGGGAAAAAAAGAAGAGAAGGTGATCTCCTTCACCTTCTCTCCCTGCGCAAAATCAAACTCGCCATATTCCAGCATATTAATCGTTTCGTATCCCTTGGATCGGGAGATCGTCAGTTCTTCCGGTTTCACCGGGAATTGAAACTTCGTTTTCCCATCGATCAGGGTAAATTCCATTTTGATACCTTCCACGTTATCTTTAAATACAGTCATGACAGGCCTCCTTTCTGCTTAGGCCATAATCGTTTTTCGATTTTCCATCGCACGGCGCACTTCGCCTGCAAATCTCATTCCAACCTGATGTGAGATGGCATCGTAGTCGATAGCATTCTCCCGGACAGTCACCTGCACAGCTCCTTGTGGTACGTTTACGGAGATCTGGTTGGTCGTCTCAGTTTTGAAATCCTTCAGGTAACCGGACAGACTACTCATCTGGTCTTCGGATATTTGTACTGTCATCGTGGACGATTTGCCATTAGCATTCGTTTGAGCTCCGTTACCTAGACCCATGGCTTGTGTCTGCATCACGCTTGTTCCCATAAAACCAGCAGATGTAGACTGGCCGACCTTATTGTTCATATATGCTGCTGGACCCGTCATTGTCAGTGCCGGTGGAATATAGGCAGGTGGCATCTGAGGACCTGTTGCTATTTGCGACGTTGAAGCCACCGTTGCCGCGGATGCGGTCTTGTCCTCCTTCTCCGAGCCAAAACCGAAGAAACTGGATATGCCATCGGTGATGTTTTTCGTTTTCTCAGAGACGTAATCCGCTGCACCCGACAATGCATTACCCACACCCTCGGTAGCGTTGGACATAAACTTCCCAATATCCTTAGCATTATCGCCGATCCAGCCGCCTGCTGCACTGCCAGCCCAACCGCCTACTGCACCACCAACCCATGTTCCTATCCCAGGCAAAAGAACACTACCGATAGCGCTACCAATCGCTGTACCTGCTGTGCCGCCAATCATTGAGCCTACAGCTCGGCCCCGCTCCTCGGGAGGTGCAGTTGCAACATTCGCTACATCAGCGAGCATGCTGATTGGCCCAAGTAATTTCCCGGCCCCCTTAGCAAGCCCTCCGCTCAGTTTGCCGAACATGCCATTGCCTGAGAAGAGCTTGGACATTGATGAAGTAGAGGGTTGATTAGCGCTAAGGCCCAGTCGATTCGGATTCATTTTTTGATCAAAATCAATTCTGAGCTTTTTTGATTCTGCTGGAGAGATGTTGGTGATGATTTTTTTTGTGGGATCGGAAGCTGGTGATGCTACAGTTCCACTTGCACGTTCTTGATAGGATCTGGAACCGCTCTTGTAAGAACCTTTTTTACTACTTTCAGAAGTTGCAACACTTTTAGCTCTGCCGCCACCTAATTTTTTTGCTTTGCTACCTTTCACTCCACCTCTTGAGAGTCTTCCCACCAAACTTCCACTAGAACAGCAGCAGCATTGGGAGCCAGAGCTTGCAGTTCCGTCTAATTTTGATTTTTTACCTTTAAATAGGTTTCCTACGAACTTTATTCCTTCACTAGTATTCTTAACTGCATCAGCTAAATGATTAAATTTTTCAGCTCCATCAACAATACTCTGAAACCAACCCTTGTCTTCTTCAGCTTTTGCTGTTCCCGCCCCAGAAATATTGGTTGTGATCCCCAGCTTAGCAGTATTCTCCTGCACTTTAATCGCCAAATCCTGATTAGACATAGTGAGCTTCGCCAGTTCTCCATTCGTTGTTGTCAGTGTACTAGGTAGTTCCCCTATGGATAATTCAACCTTCTGCTGAACCATCACAGAAAAACCCCCCGAAGCCCTAACCATCTGGTTCCTGAAGCTATTCAGTTTCACTAGTGCGCGATCCAGTGCCGGACTAAGTTGGTCATCCAATCCAATTTTGGGCGTAATCCTTAGCCTGCTGATTCGCACAGCCGTACTATAAATGCTCTCCAGCCTGCGCCCGGTTGTTCTCAGCTCATTGTTCACCTTGATCAGACTCTGATAGCGAACTCTGCCCAGACGTTCGGTAGAACGCTGGATCTGATCCAGATACCGGATGGTCGTCCGCATTTCCGCGTTTGATTTGGACAAGCCCACAATCATTTCTGCCATTTCTTTCACCCCCTGTCCGATCTAATCATCGATTCATTTGCGAGGTGATCGCTGCCATTTCCTCTTCTGAAAAAGCAATCAACAGCGAGCGTTCACCGCGCGGCAAAGACCAAAATTCTCCGGGCCGTAGATGATGACGGACCCACATGTGATATAAGAACGTAGTCATCCCGCCGGAGTGAATCAGTTTTTTAGGTCTTCAATCTCCACACCGAAGCCGGAAAGCTCAAGTACCTTGTCGCCAACGGCATCCAGCTCACCCGCGAGTAACATGCGGCGAACCGCCTGTTCCCCACCGGACAGCTTCATGCGCCCCGTGATGCGGTTGTCTCCCCAACCGGACAGTTCCAAGCCGCGAACATTCATTTTCACCGTTGCTTCAGAGATCAGCAGCGCGTTAAATGTTTCGGTATCCACCTTTTCCTCGGTGCGGCCTTTGACCGTTTTGCGAATCGTACAGCGTTCGCGGATCTGATCCACTTTGGAGGACGTCAATCCACGCAGGGTCAGCAACAGATCCAATCGTTGAATGCGTACATTCTCTTCCGGCAAACGTTCTGCTGCTTCAAACAACTGATCCAAAATTTGTTCTTCAGACATATTCTCGTTCATACTCATGGGGTGCGATCTCCTTCTCATTTCACAATTGGGTTAATACATCTCCACATCCAGGGACAACAAAGAGACCGAGAATTTCTCGGCCTGCCTGTGTATCCCACTTCTGTTAAGTCTCGTTGCCCGTATGCCTGATTAGACAAGCGACAAGCTTCGTTACGAGGTCTTTCCGAAGTTCAAAGTCATTCCATCCTTAGTTCGCTACAATCGGGTTCAACAATTCGAACCCTTCAAATGTAAAACTTGTTTCCTCCGGTACTTCCTCACCCGCAGTCCAGTTGGCAAGCTGGATTTTGTCCACCATGCAACCTTTCAACAGGACACTCTCATGTCCGTAGGATTCTGGATCGTCCACCTTCGAGATAATTTGGAACTTGGTGAAGCCGCGCTGGATCATGTCCGAAGTGACTTTGTAACCCGTCATCGTGCCTGTTCCTTTTTTCGCACCATTCTTGTGTACTTTCCAATCGTTGCCGACCAGATTCAGTTCACGCTTCTCGATTTCAACGCTGGCCTCCAGCTTATTAATATTCGTCTGCCACACACCATCGATATGCAGCTGACCATGGGTACCGAGAATTACTCTTGACGCATCCAACATGACAATTCCTCCTTGAGATTAGAAAATATCGTATAAACCATCCATTCAACGAATCGGCGTCTCTTTTAAAAGACAGTTTCCTTCTAAACAAACCTTATTGCACGTAAAACGTACCGAACAACTGCTCCATTACATCCGTCAGCTTCACATTCCATTGCAGGAATACCTGATCCGCCTCCGGCTTGAGAATTGGTGCAGCACCATAATACGCCGGATCGAGAACGACATCGTATCTCTCAGCTTCAATGACATTGCTCTGTGCGAGCAGTGCCAGATAGGCTTTCATCGCACCAATCAGCGCCTGACGGCCTTCTTCCGTATTGTTTACTTTACCGATATACGTATCTTCAGCAGAGCGCTGCAAATCCGTATTAACCGCATCCATAACACGAATGGAACGGATTTTTTTCCAGGCATTATTCTGTCCTGCGGCAGGGGTCACGAGTGTATTCACTCCGCGAAGCGCCTTCACCTGACGTCCATCATGGAAGAAAATAAATACACCATTCTGAACCGCCTGCTCCTGTTCTGCTCGCGTCCAGCGACGCGTCACGTCATCGAACGGAGATGGTGCGTATGTGGTGGATTCATTCAGACGTTGTCCGGCAATCAGACCCGCAACATAAGCAGACGTTTCCGCCGAGCTGTAGAACGCATCTCCCAGACGCACACCCGTACCAACATTAATCACACCCTCATGATTCAACGTAAGTGAACGTGCTGCTGCCTTCTGTGCTGCAGTCGCAGAGGTGTCGTCTGCCGTAGTACCACCGAATACAGCCATCACGGGTTTACCCTCATTGCGCACACGTTTCACCCAAGCTGCAAAGCTCGCCAGCAAAGGCGCATCCGCCGCATGATCCAGTGCCAAAACGTCAAATTGCTCACCTTCCAGCGCGCCCTGCACGGCGATATACTCCGCATTGGTCAGTCCATCGTTGCCACTTGCACCACCTTTGAACGCCGCTCCCGCAACGGTTGCAACAACACCTGTACCCTCGCCAATCGCCTGCGCGTTAATCCAAATGTTGCTTTCATCCGCGTTGATCTCTTTTGCCAGCGACGCTGCCGAAATATCCGCAGTCAGCAGTGCATATAGCATCCGGTTGCCTTCAAACAAGCGCACTTCATGCTTCGTATTATCAATTACACCCGGTTGAATGGTGACGTAGAACCCGTTACCCCGGTCACCCGGATACTTGGCGTCCAGTTGCAGAACGGCTGTATCACTGCTGTCTTTCAGCGTAAGCGTGGCTGCTTTCGCCGTCTCTCCGGCTACCCGATAAGCGAGCAGCTTTTTCGGTCCACCCAACAGAGCGAGCTTCAAGGATGTATAAGCTGTTCCATTATCCTGGGCATGCGCCGAGAAAATACGCTCAATTGCAGCTTCACTGCCGACTTCTACAAAAGTGCCCACCGGACCCCAGTTGGCCTTGATCGGCACAACAACCGTTCCGCGATTACCAGCCTGAATGGCCGAAGACGCTGCCGCCTGAAAATTCATATATAAGCCCGGAAGTACCGGACGATTCGTTTGCTCCCAAGTTCCGCCTGCCATTATCCCTTCACCTTCGCTTTCATAAATTGGTTGATGTGTTCCTTCGCTTCCGCAATGGAAAACGTCTCTTGCGCTACTTCGTACAGCGCACCATACAGCACCTCTGCCTTAACGGCAAAGAGGGCTTCGGCATGATTCATCAGCTCGGCCCGCGTGTATTGCGGGGCAGTCTGTTTATTTTTTTTCACTGAGCTTGCCATGGCCATCTCACCTCATTGTTTGACTACTGAATTCGTTGAACCTGATCTTTGCACCATAATTTTGACCTATGAATTTTTGTCCCTATGAACCTACGAAACTATGAACCTATGAATTTGAAGCTAAAGTATGATATTGAATTTCTCATCTGGAACCCCATCTAGAGTCCCTCTCGACTAGCGCTTACTCTATCCCTTTGCTATGGTGAATCTCGCGGATTAATGGCACATCCGTACCCGGACGGCGAATACGCTGCTGCAACGTCAGACGAATCTGCCCGTTCAAGTAAGCGTCTGCCTGCAAGTCGGCAGAAACTTCATCCACCGTCACATATCGCGTACCGTCTGTATCCGTCAAAGCAATACGGGGTTGCACAGCCAGTTGTTCAACCAGATGTGTGACCGTTTGACGGACATCTCCCACATTCGCAGCCAGCACATGCCCAATCCATTGCTTACGAATCTCCAGCGCAGAAGTCCCTGCAGTGGTTGTACTGCATCCCGTCAATCGCCACAGTATAGACTTGGACCTATAACCTCCAGGCCAGGCATCCCCATATACGGACCACTCCTGTCCGAGCTGAGTTTGTGTCCAGCCCTGAAGTGCAGCCATCCACAAATCTGTGGTTTCAGCCTGAGTGTATTCCAGCATTTCCGGAACATACACCCCAAACCGCAGGCTGCGCGTAACCAGTCCAGAACTGGCATCCACACGATCACAATCTGAAGAACCCAGATAAATACAGGTAAATGCCCCGCCTTCTTCATCCTCCAGCCTGACCTGATGCAGTCCTTCCATCAGCGCTGCTGACCATACTTCTACTTGTTCAGCACCTCCATCTTCGGGGCGTGCATATGGAGAGATTTTGATGATCCTCCTATACCCCGCCCAAGCAGACTTCGGTACCTCTTCTGCAAAAGCAATCACGGCACAGGGTCCGGCTAACACCTCTCCCGGTACAGGAGTATCCAGTACTCGGTCATTCCATGCCGGGACAAGAGCCTCCAGCTTCTGCTTCAGCGTTCGCCTGATGACGTTGCTCACTTGCCCTGTGCTGGCGGTGTTGTTTAACCCACTACTCATAGACACATTCATGTTGCCCCCTTCAGCTGCAAGTTTGAGATCTGCCTGCATTGTGCAGCAACAATGTTGCAGCAGCGAATTCCCCCTTTAACTCAGCCTCTGCGTATCTACGGCACCAAAGCTGGACACCATTCACCGCAACAAAAAGACCGGCCCCTTGTGGCCGATCTGTACATTAGCGTATGTGCTTTCGGTGTGTGTCCTTGCTATTGATCCGATAATACAATCTTACACCCTTTCATCGCTAGCGCGGATGGTGATTCGTACGACTTAGGTGCAATTAAGGGTGCATCCGGGGTGGAAAAAAGACGACTCAGCGTGGCTCATGCCATTAACACCCTATTTCAGCGTAACCTTCGGATTCAACGTAATCTCAAACGCACGTCCCCAGATGAAATCGGGATTCGCATATTCCAGCAGTGCACTGCAATACTCCGCATAAGCTGCTTCGCCATTACAAATTTGCTTTATCGCTACGTTCCCTTGAGCAAAGGCGGTTTTGTTCGCCAGTGCCGTGGTGTGGGTCTGCATCAGATCCCTGAGTAAAGTCTGCAGATGAGTGTAATCCTCTTCAGAGTTGAAGAGTGCCATGTTCTGATCTGCAAGGGTTGCCACATTGGTATACAGCGCATGCGCTCTGGAATACGTGCGGATATCTGCAATCGCTACTGCTTTATAGTAGTAATCTTTCAGGAAACGTTTGAACAACAATGAACCATGTGCATTCATGGCATCTCGCAACGTATGGGCATGTGTTTCTGTTGTAATCAGAGCATAACGGGATTGTCCCATACCCACAGCCATACCGATTTTGTTCCCCGGCGTATTCCATGCACTGTACCCCAGGACCCGACCCGTATACGGACTGTTCAGGAGTGCTTCGGCTACATCGACGTTGGCCGGACCTTTTCCTACAAAATCAATCAGCACCGAAGGAAGACCCTTCTCACTATTACTCGTCAATTGCGCCACAGCCGCCTGCACCTGATCCAGCGCCGTAATAGCAATAATCTCAATGTCCACCGATTTATTACCCGGTTTGCCTGGATGACGGTTCGTCATGCGATCCAGCTCAGAAGCCATATCAAACGAAGAAGCTTCATCAACAGATGTAGCATTCGTTAATTCATTTCCATTTTCCATATCGGGAGTTGTATCCGTTACCACATCAGGCTGTGGATAAGCGGAATCCGCTACAACCACACCACCAACAATATCCACATGACGCACCACATTCTCGTGCACATTCATATATTCATAGGCATTGATAATCGTGGAACCATGCGGGCCAAAATATTTCACTGCATAACGCGTCTTCTTCCCACCACGAAGCAATTGGTTAGCCATGCGTGCCAACAGAGCGTGACCCAGGCCATCCGCATCTGGAAGGATAATCGCCCGATCGGGATTTTGTCCATCCGTCCCACCGAGCCATTCGTTGATCCGTGCTTCCACATAATTGATTTCGTTGATCTGAACGCCTTGCGTATTCGCATCGTCGACGCCTACGGCGAGGAAATCAATATATCCTTTGCCAGCAAGCTTATCCAGAATGTATAGATTCGTTTTGAATTTATGTTGTCTGGTGTTGTAGTACTGTTCTTTATTAAAATACGTCGTTTCCCCATATTCCGTAGACTCTGGAGAAAGGTTGTACCCGTTCACAATATCCTCGAATGCCGTAAAGGACCGGCGTGGCTGCTGCATCAGTGCACGTGACTCGTTGTAGGCATCCAATGCGAGACCATCTGCAAAAGAGGTGGTAGCGAGTCGCATAATGGTATCCATCACAAACACTGGTTTTCGTGGATATTTCCCTTTAATCGCTTTGATCACATCGAGCAAACGGGTAGTGTCCTGGTCGTAATCAGGATATGTTCCGCCTCCATCTTCACGAAGCTGACGACTGCCGATCAGACCACCATAAGCCAGCATATCCGAAGAGATGATGAAGCCATCCACTTTAGCGGCATTTTTCAAAACGAAATCATGAATGTTGGACGGTTTCCCATACGTAGGTGTAGACGTTCCAAGCAATGTGGTGCCTTCTACCGTTTTCTCGGAATCCAGACGATTTTGAATGTCACCCAGGTGCGGTGTAATGATATGGATACCGGCTGCTTTTCCTTGTACAACGACGTCATCCAGATTCGCTGGACGATCATCCAGTGGAACATACAATACTGTTTTCAT